ACTTGTGGGTTTAAACCTGCTTGCTCTGACATTTGATATGTCATATTAGTCATGTTAACAGCTGCTTCGTCAGTCATCCCACCAACTATAGAAAAGTTATCTAAAACTTTAGCTGATTCTTCGTCACTTAACCCTATTGATAATTTAAGTTCAGCCATTGTTTTTACTAACTTACCTGATACATAATCAATCTTACCAAATTGATTTTCTAAAGCTACTATTGCATCAACTGACCCTTCTAAACTAGATGAGAAGCCTTCTCCCATATCATAGAAACGATTTTTAATCATTTCAGCTTTTTGTAATATTTTATCTTGAAATGGACCAGCTCCTGCTAACTTTTTATTGACTCGATCCATCTCTTCAGCAAGCTCATTACCTCGCTGACGCATGGTTTCGAATCGCGATAAACCTACCGCTAGTAATCCAGTAAATAAAGTTAAAGGATTGGTAACTATATCTTTAAGAGTAGAGAATATTTGACTTGCAGCTCCTCCTTGGTTTTCCATGAGGTCAGTTATACTACCTTGTATCTTTTCAATACGTTCATTCATCTGTTCTTGCTTGGACAGAGCTTGATACCCTTTCTCCATAGTTTGCAAGCTTGCCAGTCGTTGTTTTTCTTGTGAATTAAGATTTTTAATACCAGTAACCTGCATTGCCCCTATTTCTGCTTGAATACCTCTAATTTTATCTTCAAAAGGTACAGTTTTTTTACGAAAATCTAATAATTCTTTACTTTTACTAGCTACTGATGCAGCTTCTTGGTTATATGTTTCGTAATCTGATATAGTAGTTTTAAGGATGTTAGATTCTTCTAAGGATAGATCTCTAGTAGCTTGCTTTTGTAATGCTACTAACTTTACTTGATTAGCCATGAAACCTAGATTATCAAGCATCTTTTTTTCAATACCATACATCTGATCTACTTCACGGCGTTGATTTTGCTGTAAAGTAAATATACTTTCCATTTCAGTTGATATGTCTACTAACTGGGCTCGTTTTTTACCATAAAAATCAAGCTCCGATTTCATATCAGCTGATGATGGACCTGTATAGTCTTGACTTGAGTCAGCTAGAGGGCTGACAACTCGTCTTCCTTGATTTGCTTTCTTTTTAGCCATAGAATACTACTATATATCTCGACGAAGTCTGTCTAGTTCATCTTTATCAAATAACGGATCATTATAGTGAGATTGTTCTATGGATTTATTAAGAGCATCTACCTTTTTCTCAAGGTCTTTAGACATCTTATAAAGTTTCGGATCTGTCTTTATCTTTTTATAATAAAGCAGCTTTGCAGCATTATCTTTACCAACTAAAGTTTTTAGAAGCCAGCTAAAAGCTCCTTCTTTTATCTTATATTTTCTTGAATTGTCCATAGTACTCCCTTTATATAGTTCCACATATATAAATATGAAATACCTAGAAAACCTACTGTTTTACTTTAGGGGGTCCAAAGACTTCAGACTTACCTGAATTGTGGTTAGCTTGCTTCTTTTGATCTTCAACTTGCTTGCTGTTTATTTTTTCTATTTGTTTAAGGTAGAACGTACGTAGATATTTAGGCATATTATATACCTGATCATGGGTAAATCCTCCTTTACCATAGTAACAAAGCATAAAGACTTCTTCGTGTATAAGAGGTCTATGCTTCGGAGCTAGGCCAAAAAAAGCCGGTGTCGATAGGCATATCGACGGTCTCCGTGTGTCCACAACTTTCACATTCAAAGTTGAATTTAGTTATTACATCTGGTGAAGCTTCTCTCATATAGTTACGTAACGCTAATGAGTCCTGAGCAAATAGATCGTTATCAATATATTCTCTAATTAACTTAGTATCTCTATTACCGTCTATAGCAATTATCTGATGTTTAAGTCTGGTAGTTAGATTCTTTCCAGGTCCTTGCTTATTAGCAAATTTAGCTAAACCCTTCATTTCACTCTCTAGTGCTTTTTCATCACCACCAGTCATAAGTTTAAATGTAATATTTTGTTTAGCTAACGGTAATTGAAATTCAAACTCGTTAGAGTATTTAGTATACTTATCAAAAGGTAATTCTTTATTATTTAACCCAGTTAAGTCTATTTGCAATTTATTTTTTTCACCACATTTAGGGCAGTTAAGATCAATATCATAATCTTTACCATAACCTAAAATTCTAGCTGCAATCATAATTGCGTTCTTATCACCTACAAGTATATCATCATAGCTAACGTCAGTCACTAATAATGCATTTATAAGTGTATCAATTACTTTACCTTGTCTGATAAGATTTGCGGAAGTAAGAATATCTTCTTCTCTTGCAGTCATGTATTTTAATTCTACTTGACCAGAAGCTAATGGGTGGTTTTCTGTATAGAACCACCCATTGCTTGGAAGATCGATAAATTCGGTTGGAAATTTCTTTTTGTCTGTGTGTTTAGCCGTAACTTTACTGTTTTCGCTCATAACTTTTTTTCCCTTTATTTTAATTTAATATGTGTCTAATAATATATTAGAACTGTAGTATTGCGTAGTCGTATGCTAATGTAATTGAAAGCATTAACGCTGAATCTGTACTCCAATCTAAACTACCTTTAGCAGTTGATTGTACATAAGCGCCTTTCAATGTCCATTCTTCGACTTTATCACCTACAGGACCTAATACATTAAAAGTAATGTCCTTTTTGTAGAAATCAGCATATCCGTCCCGACCAGTTACAGATTCGTGTGATAATCTAACCCATTCCATTACAGCTTGTGCTGCTGATGGAACTACTGGATCATATAAATCACATGTAATTGTACCCCAATCAGCTTTACCTTTAAGTTTACGTTTTACATTGATATGATCAAGTGTTACGTCACCAAAAGTTACTGATGGTCTGTCGATTTTTTTAATTAAATATGCAGGAATACCATCTATATACATGATAAACCTATTCTGCGTTTTCGGCTCAAATGCCGTGAACATTGCTTCTGTTGGGTCGATTAATTGTGCCATTTGTTCTCCTCGTTTATTCTGTTTCTACATATATAAGTATGTAGTTATATAAAAAGTATCCTTTTTTTCTATTATTATTCAGGGAATACTGCACCTGTTGGTAAAATGTTAAAGTCTAGTATAATAAATTCTGCTGATTTAGCTGGTTGTAAGAATATCTCACCGATCATTTGATTTCTATCAATCACATCTGGAGTGTTATTCGTTGCATCCATTATTACTTTGTAAGCATAAAGACCTTGTCTTTGTTGTACACTTTCGAAGTAAGGATTAGCTATATTTAAGAATCGTTGTCTAGTTGCTGAAGTATTATTTTCAAATACTAGGAATTTAGTTGCTGATGCAATAAATTTCTTCGCAGCTATTAATAATCTTCGTACGTTAATTCTATCTAATGCAGATGGTTTAGCTTGAAGTGTTTTTTGACCCCAGATACAAATTCCTTCTTTGAAAGTTGCAATTGGATTTACTCTACCTTCATATAAATCATCTCTTTCAGCATGCGTTAATCTAGTTGGTACATCTATAGCTTCAGTTAAGATACCTCTATTTAAACCTGCTGGTGCAAACCACTCGAATGCTACTTGATCGTTTTTAGATATTACTCCTGCCATTACAGTTGAAGGTGGTACCCATACTGGTTTGTTTTTATCAGTATCAAGTATTTTAACCCATGGCCAGTAAGTAGCTGCATAGTTACTATCTAATGCTTTAACCGTGTTAGTTACAGTAGATATTGTAGTTGTATCATATCCCACTGCATCCATAATATATAATGCATCTCCTCTGTTCTCACAAGTATTTTTCGCGTGAGTTGTTACTACCGAGTGTAATCTGTGATTAGCACCTGGAGTTACTAGTAAATTGATATCATACTCATCTGGATTAGACACTGCATTAATTGCTCTCTTAAATGCTTTAGAGCCATCTTTTTCTGCTGTTGATAAATCAAATCCTAACATATTATTTGCAGTAATGTCTCCTGCACGTGCAATATATCGTGCTGGATTTAATCCGTCGAATCCACCTTGGAATGGTACTATAAATTTCTTAGTCGAAAGATTGATAGTTGATCCATCTGGCGTTATTGTTACTGTTGCTCCACCAGCTAAAGAAGCTGAAGGATGTTGTGCACAATGTGATAAATTAAAGTGTTTATTGTTACCTACTTGACTGTTATCACTTAATGGTAATAAGTAATTATAGTTGTCAGTATCAAGATAATCAAAACCATAGTGTATGTTTTTATTATAAACATTGTCTGCTAATTGATTCTTCTTAACATAATGTGTTGCAGTTACACCACGTTGTATTTCTGCATTTGTGTGTCCTATAAAAGATGCAGTTGGTAAGTTACCATGATCACTATGTAACGGTTCTTTTAATGCTTCGAATCCAAAAGGTACTAAATCAGGTGATATACCTTGATCTTTTACTTCTTCAGGAACTTCAACCCATACATGGTGTGATAAGTTTGGATAATCACCATATACTGTTACTTTTCCATTTGCGTCTATTTCCTGATATCTATCACCAATTACTCTTGCAATAAAGTTAGGAGAATTAGGATCTAAAGTTACATTGTTGTATTGCTCTACGATATGTGGTCGTAAATCTTTATCTGTTGATTTAGCATAAGGCGTATTAGCTGAATGTATAGTTCCATCTAAGTCTACTCTTCTAATAGCTATTGAGAATGTACCATAATCACTACCTGCTACTGCACTTGGTGCTTTTACATTCGATATAGCTACTTTGTATTGATAGTTACATGTTGCACCGTGAGATCTAGTATGAAACTTAAATAATCTAGTTGTTTTTGGTGCTGCATATGAACCTAAATTTTGTGATACTATAAAAGGTGTTCTAGCTTCGTATCCATTTTTAGATGAATAAGCAAATTGGAAATCATCAGTAATATTAGATACTGATGTAGTTAGCGTAGAATCTTCACTAAATGATCTAGATGCATAATTGTTGAATAACATGTAGTTGTATACAGGATCTATTCTTGATTTAGGAGTAAATCCAAGTACTTTACCTAACCAGTTTCCTGCTGTAGTATCTATTGATGCAGAATACGTAAATGGTAATGCTTTACCAGTTGTAAAGTTAGTTGTAGATGCATACGAATCAGCAGCTAGAGTTAAATCTATTTGCGATGTAGAAGTAAGCAAGCTTGGTGTAAACGTTGCATCTGCATCAACTTGTGTTGGGTGAAGAACTGCGAATACTTCATCTGCTACTGTTCCTATATCGTTACCACCTGTAAATGCAGCTGGGACAGTAGAATTAGCTAAATCATGTACTACTGCAGTATTTCCTGATGATCCTGCTGAAGCATTAGTTAGTAAAATACTAGTAGCTGTTGGTTGAGTAACCGTTATGGACCCGTTATGACCATTTGCATGCTCTATTACTTGTTGTAATGTATCAACAACTGTAGCAGCTCCACTTGATTGCTGGAATTGTAGAGATGCTATATTATCAGCACCTTTTGCTGTATAAGTTTTAGACAACCCTGCTGAATCTATAATTGTAATTGTTTCATCTACTGCTGGTACACCTGAAAAGCTAATTAATAACGTTGCTTTTGATCCTGAACCGCCAGCTACTTTTATACTAATCATTTTAGGTGTATACCCAGTTAAACCTAATGTTCTAACTACAGTTACTCTACCTGCACTCTTCAAATAAGCTTCAACTGTATACGGAACATAACTATCTAAAGTTTTAGGTCCAAATACTGCTTCAAATTCCTTGAATGATTCTATAATTACTGGTTCAAACGCAGGACCTTTTACAGTAGGACCAACTATCGCTGCTCCTATCTGAGTGATACCTGCCGGTAAGAAAGATAAGTCTCTTTCTCGTGTAAATACACCTGGGCTAACTATTTTTTCTGCCATTTCTATTACTCCTAGAGTTTATTTTTAATTCTATTCAGGGAATGCTGCACCTGTTGGTAAAATGTTAAAGTCTAACACGATGAACTCAGCTGCTTTAGCTGGTTGCAAGAATAATTCACCTACCATTTGATTTCTATCAATCACATCTGGTGTATTATTAGTTGCGTCCATTATTACCTTGAATGCGTATAATCCTTGTCTTTGTTGTACTGATTCTAAATATGGGTTTGCAATGTTTAAGAATCTATTTCTAGTTGCAGATGTATTATTTTCAAATACTAGATATCTAGTAGCTGAAGCAATAAACTTCTTAACTGCAATTAATAATCTTCTAACATTTACTCTATCAAGAGCAGATGGTTTACCTTGAAGTGTTTTCTGACCCCAGATACATACACCTTGTCCAGGGAATGTAGCTATTGGGTTAACTCTACCTTCATATAAGTCATCTCGTTCTTCATGAGTTACTCTGTCCGCAGTCTCTATAACTGAAGTTAAAGAACCACGATTTAAACCTGCTGGTGCAAACCATTCGAATGCTACTTGATCATTGAATGCTATTGCTCCTGGTACTACCACTGATGGCGGTACCCAAACTGGTTTATTTATGTCTGTATCTAATATTTTTACCCATGGGTAGTAGGTTGCTGCATAATTTGAATCAAATGCTTTAACTGTATTAGTTACTGTGTTAATATTATCACCATAAGCTGCTGAATCCATAATATAGAATGCATCACCTCTATCTTCACATGTATTTTTAGCATGTGTAGTTGTTACTGAATGTAATCTATGATTTGCACCTGGTGTTACCATTAAATTAATATCATATTCATCTGGATTAGACACTGCATTGATTGAACGTTTATAAGCTAAAGCTCCATCTTTTTCTGCAGTTGAAAGATCGTATCCAAATAAGTTAGCTGCTGTAATGTTTGTATCTAAACCTACAAATCTTGAAGGATTAAATCCGTCAAATCCACCTTGGAAAGGAACTACAAACTTTTTAGTCGAAAGATTGATAGTTGAACCACCTGGTGAAATCGTATCACCTGCTCCTGAATCTAAAGATGCAGAAGGGTGCTGTTTTTCATTACTTAAATTAAATGCAGTATTATCACCAGTAGTAGTATCTGAATCTGGTAAAGGTTTTAGATAATTGTGATTATCTGCTTCTGCATAATCAAATCCATAATAAACACTGTTATTATATACATTATCTAAAATTTGAGTTCTTTTAGATACTGAATGGTTTAGGTAACCTACTGCTGATGCAGATGGGCAACCAGCGAATCCAGTATCTGGAAGTGGTTCTACTAATGCTGTATATCCAAATGGAACTAGGTTAGGTGATGTACCTTGATCTTTAACTGCTTCAGGTACTTCTACCCAAATATGTCTAGATAAATTAGCGTAATCACCGAAAATACTAACTTTACCATTAGCATCAATTGCTTGATACTTGTCTCCAATCACTCTAGCAATAAAGTTAGGTGAATTAGGATCTAAAGTTAAGTTGTTAAATTGTTCTATAATTTCTGGTCTTCTATCTGAATCACTAGAAACAGGGAATGGTGATAATTGCGCATTAATTGTACCATCAACATCTACTCGTCTCAATCGTAATGAAAAAGAACCATAATCACTACCTGCTACTGAGCCGGCAGATCTAACATTGTCTATTACTATTTTAAATTCAAAATTAGTAGCTGTACCATGTGCTCGTCTGTGTACTCTGAATAAGTCAGTAGTTGCACCACCTACTTTTTGTGAAGTAATAAATGGTGTTCTTGCTTCATATTCATTTTTATTTGTACTATACCCTGTAGTTAAGTCTATAGTTTTAGGTGTTCCACTGTACCCTCCAGCTGTACCAGTAATACTAGTAATGCCTTCTGCAGAAGATGCTGCTATTGAACGAGAAGCATGTGTGCCGAAAAATACATAAGTATATAAAGGCTTTTTTCTGTCTTTAGGTGTTTTACCAAAAACTTTAGTTACAAAGTTAGCTGATGTTGGATCTAAAGACATTGAATAAGCTGTTTCACCAGTTTTAGCACCAGTTAAATTAGTTATTCCAGTAGAATCACCAACTAGATGACCTGTAATACCAACTGCAGTGTTAGTAGATGCATTATAATCTGCAGCAGATGCTGATAAATAAAATACAAATCCTGAACCAGTTGTGTCGTTTGCTGAACCTGAAGTTACAGTAAAATTAGCATTTTCATCAACTATAGTTGGATGGAAAACTGCTGTAGTTTTACTGGTTGCTGAGGCAAATGCTCCATAATTAGAAACAAGTTCTGCTACATTAGCAGTGTAACCTGATAATCCAAGTACTCTAACCACGGTTACTCGACCAGCACTCTTTAAGTACTGTTCTATAGTATATGGTACGTACGATTCTTTTGTTTTTGGACCAAATACGGCTTCAAATTCTTTGAATGATTCAATAATAGTTGGTTCAAATGCTGGTCCTTTTACTGTTGGTCCAATGACTGCTGCACCTATTTCTCCAATAGCTGCTGGTAAGAAAGATAAGTCTCTTTCTCTTGTAAATACACCTGGGCTGACGATTTTTTCTGCCATAATTAGCGACTCCTACTTTTAGTTTATGATTGGGCTGGTTTAAATTCTCCTGTTTGAGGATCTAAAGTACCTGCGCCATACTTTTCATTTAATTCTTTAACTAGTGCTCGTTCTTGTTGCTCTAAGTCAATAATTTCTTTTTTTAATGCTACCTCAGCTGCGTTTGCTGTGTCAAGCTGTCTTTCCAATTGGAATTTTTGAAAGCTTAACTGCCCAAATAAAGCTGTTTTTTCTTGATACGTTTGTTGTACTCCTTGTATCTTGTTCATTTCTTCTTCTGTAAACTTAATTGTCTCTTTTGACATAACTGTACTCCTTGTATATTTTATTAGTAAATTGAACAAACCACACCTTATTGCGGTCCATAATAAATATGTAAATCACTACCCAAACACTCTATTACCTAACTAGATTTAACTAATTACGGTAGTAAAATATCCTACGTAGCTGGATTCTCCTACAACTGTCACTATCATAGCAGTATTGGCTGGAACTGAAGCTGCACTGTCTTGTGTTAGAGGTACTATAGTATCTCCAGAGTGTGGGAATACCTTTAAAGCAGATCCTGCTTTGTTTTGTATTGTAATAGTATGCCCTACTGTAAGAGTTGCGGCTTGTGGTAACGTTGCTGCTTTTGTAGCATCAGCTCCAGTAATAACTTGATGACCGATGCTAGGTAAATCTGCCCCATTTGCAGCGGCATTACCAGTTGCAGCAATAT